CCAGTTCCAGAGTCACTTCCAGCAGCAACCAAAATACCTCTTCTGTTTACGTTATTTCCATCATTGTGAAAAACAGCAGCATATTTATCTGCTTCATTGTTGTAAACATGAAACCTGGCAAGGCTAGTATTGTCAAAAACACCTGCAGCGCGACCTATTGTAACCGCCCCACCGCTCGTAATCCTCATCCGCTCGATTGCGCTACTTCCTTGATCAGGACAAGTAGAAAATTCCATGCGGGTTGCATGATCATTAATTGTATGAGAACCCTCGGCTCTGAAGGTAATTTGTCCGCAAACTTGTGATGTACCACCATCCTCAGTAGAAGCAAAAATTCTACCTAAAAGCTCATTTGCGGTTGTGGTGCTATCAGTTCTACAAAGCTGAATACTTGGGCCAGAACCTGACGCGACTTGTAATTTCACATCATTATCACCACCAGAAACATCCGCTGATGTACCAATTATCAATCTGCCCGAGCTGTCGATTCGTAGACGCTCGGTGCCTTGAGTTCCAAACTTAAGAGGAAATGCACCACGAGTTTCTAGTGTTCCGGTGCCTGCGTCAGACCTAAGTTCAACAGCCTGATTATTACTACTAACACGTACTGTTGAGACTCCTGAACGGAAAACTTCTAAGCCAGTGCCAACACCAAAAACAGGCGACGCCGTTCCAATGCCAACATTGCCCGAGCTGTCGATTCGCATCCGCTCGGTGTTGTTAGTTGCAATCTCAATATGACTATTTTCAGCGTTCCACAGAAAAGCCTGTGAAGCCGTGCCTACACCAACTTCAAAGCCATTATTTCCTGAAGCAGTTGATGTAAGTCTGAGGACTCCCTCAGTGCCATTAACGTGCAGAGGACGCTGAGGCGACGTCGTTCCAATGCCAACGCGGCCAGAGCTGTCGATTCTGAGGCGCTCCTGAAAAGAATCACTTTGCAGCGTAGAGATTGACAGCCCACCATTTGATCCATCTATATTATTTGTAGCAAGCTTAAAATATCCTGCTCCCGGAGACGGAAATGATGAGCTATTTCTGCCAATAAGAACATCAGCAGATGATCCAGCAGTTATAGCACCATCAGATACTTCTAACTTAGTGTCAGGCGACGACGTTCCAATACCCACGCCAGTGCTGGTTTCAACCATGCTGGAAAATTCCAGCTCACCTGCCGTTCCAGAGTTCTTTAAAAACTGCTCTGCACTACCAATGCCATTCGGTAGCGTCAAAGCGACATCACCGCCGCTTACAGCCGCTGGAACGTCTAGTTCAACTGAACCAGATGTGGATCCTTTTAATCGAATAGCCATTAGCTTGCGCCTCCTTCAAGAGCAGTAAGTCTGGCCTCTAGAGAGGCGTTTTGTGTTTCTAGCGTTTCAATCCTAGTCTGTGCTTCTTGCAAAGCCTTAATAGCCATCCACATCATCTGTTGTTCTTTAACGCCTTTGCGTAGGATTTCAGGGACAGCAGGAGTAACAACATTGCCGTCTTCATCTAGAACAGCATCTTCAGCTTTTTGCTTGAGCCAATCAGTTATTACCTCTGGACAATGTTCCTCAACTTGTTGTGCAATGACGCCATAAAGTTTGTCGTCTGTGTCAGAATTATCGTTGTAGTGAAACTTTTTAAGATCCCAGGCTTTTACGCTGTCCCACTTATTATCAAGTGCGACAATGTTTTTCTTTTCACGCTCGTCACAAAGGTTGGAGTTGTTGGCAGAAAAATTCCTAATTCCGCCATTTGCTATTACATAAAATCTATACCCATTATTGGTGGCATTTATGTTGTATAGATGGAAAAAAGTATTATTTGCTCCTGTATCACAAACCAGATCAACACTTGGAGTGGAAGTGGCGTAATTAAGTTTGATGCCAACGCCGCTGTTAGTTGCGAAATTACTGGTGCCAATTCCTACTCTGCCGAAGTTGTCGACTCTCATCCGCTCGGTGCCTGCAATGCTAAAAAGCAAGGGATCACTAGCCGTTACATTTATATCGGCACCTGTTGAATTAAAAGAAAAATCTAGATTGTTGTTTGTAGAGCCTTCAACTCTCAATACTGCGTTACCGTCATTTGCACCAGATTTTACGTGTAGATTAGCGGCGGCTGAAGTTTGCCCAATCCCAACATTTCCCGAGCTGTCGATTCTGAGGCGCTCAGAGCCAGAAGTATAAACCTTTAACGTGTCAAATTGACTTCCAAGTATTCCGCCAAGCAAAATATCTGATGAATCACCTTTGCCTGCTAAAGCCCATCCGTCAAGTGCATATGCGATATTGTTTGTAGACGCAACATCTAGATTTTGAGCTGGAGATGTGCGGCCAATCCCAACATTTCCAGAGCTGTCGATTCTGAGTCTCTCACTATTGTTAGTTTTTAACAGAATAGGATGAGACGTTGAGGTTTGAAGGCTTAAGCCATTGGAGTCATTAAAAACATATGCTCTCGACGACTGATTAGCTGTTGCTAAATCAAGAACACCGCCTTCATCATTGGCTGGTCCATGAATGGACAAGCTGCGGTATAAAGCAAGCGGCGACGACGTTCCAACACCACAATTTCCCGAGCTATCAATATTAATTCCGCCATCAGTCGTGGCTGTGTTTTCTAAGCGATTAACTTTGATCGTGGACATCAGCCTGCCTCCGGTTCAGCGATAGATGCAGCATAAGCAGCAATCACATCAGCAGTCCAGAGTGCTGCTGCAATGTCTTGCACTTCCTGTACTTCACCGGTTACGTCATCACCTGGGGCAACAACGTGGCGGTGATGATTACGTGCCAGCTCAACACCATCCTCTTCGACCACAGTGGTGGTACGGATTTGGATGACCTGATTGGGCAGGATTTCTTCTTTGTATTCCAGTCGTTTCGTGATAGCCATTAAGAACGTCCTCCAGACGAAATAGGTTTAGGCTAGTTTTGAGCCGTTGCGGGCTAATTGTTTAAGTTGAACGATAAGATATAACTCCAATAAAACTACCATTAGTACTCATATTGTTTCCTGTTAAAGCCAACCACCCAGCGTTGTTTCCTGACGCATAAACTCTCCACTTGCTAGGATGAAGGTATCCGGTCAGCATTGTTCTGCCTGCTGGAAAATCAACAGAATTTGACATAAGTGGAAATGTTCCTTCGTTATCAGGCGCATAAGGAAGTCCTCCAAAATCAAGAGGATTATTATTAGGTGAAGTAATGTCATAAATTTCAAAATGACAAGTTACTAATGATCCAACTTTGACGTAAATACAATTACCTGCGTCTACAGTTACAGCAGAGGCGCCATTAGTAACAGTTGGCGTCCAAGTACCTTCTTCGTAATCATCAAGAGCGTTTGCAGCAGCCGTGTCGCCGTTGAAAGTTAAGCCGCCAGTTGGGAGAATTCGCATCCTCTCGTTTGCGCCAGTCTTAAAAACCAGCGGCGGAAATGAACCACTTCTAGCGTCTGCTTTTAACTCAACATTTCCATTAGGCGCTCCAGTCGTAACAGTAAAATAAGTGCCTGTGTTGTTGTTGTACTGAAAAGCCGCAACATCGGCAGATTCGTTACCACTAAAAATGTATTTATGGCCTAAGTCAGATGAGGTTTCATTAAAAAAGACACGCCCCGAGCCGTCGATTCTCATCCGCTCAGTACCGCCATTAGTACCAAACAACATAGAATCAATGTTGTGATGATATATAATTGTTCCCGCATAACGCTGGGTTCCTGATGTTCCATCTGCAAAATATAAACCTTGGTCGTTTGTATTGCCTCCGTAAATTGTTATACCGTTAGTGCCACTTCCAGTGCCTACAACAAGATTATTTGCTGCAGAGTCAAAACTACTGGGAATTGTGTTTCCGATCCCAACATTGCCCGAGCTGTCGATTCGCATCCGCTCCGAGCCAGCAGTTTCAAATGTTGTTTCATTTCCGCTAATCGACTGAAGAGCCTGCGTGTAAGTTCCGTTGTTGTATGTACGAAGAGACAAAGAGGTGTTATTGCTTCCACCAGTAACTGCATCTAAATAGACATAGCCGTTCGATTGTGGGTTGATAGAAAACCCAAAGCTATTACTAGTTCCAGACAACACTGTCCCTTGCTTTGCAACTGTTAAACCTGCAACTGGCGACGTCGTTCCAATCCCAAAGTTGCCGCCAGTATTAATAAAGTCAGCCCCAGTACCGCTTATAAATTTAACGATCTGTGTGCTTCCATCTGTATCATATAAATCAAATAAAGATTGAGCCGAACCAGAAGTATCACCCAGCCTTGCAATTAACCCTCTGTCTGCAGTTACTCTTAAATGAGGTTGTGTTGAATTGGAACCACCATTGACATGTAAATTCGCGCTAGGACTAGACGTGCCAATCCCCAAATTGCCAGAGCTGTCAACAGTTGCTCTCGTGGTTCCGCCAGTAACAACCTGGACTTCATCTGTTCCATAGACCAGACCTGTATCAGTATCTGGCCCAGTAATCCCTGGACTTGCTGTCGTATTGGTGCCGTTGATCTTGATAGCCATAATTAAGCAATCACCCAGTTAGAGCCAGAAGGAACGGTGACTGTGGCACCACTGTTGACCGTTAAAGGACCAGCAGAGATCACGTTCTTGCCTGTGCCAATAGTGTAAGACGTAGTAATCGTGTTGTCGTGCTCGACAGCCCATGTATCACTACCTCCACCTGTCGCACCACCACCAATTGCTCCCCACGCTGATCCATAACCTTCAAACTGACCAAGGGTTGAGTTGTACCGGATCATTCCCGCAGCAGGACTGCCGTCACGCTGTGCAGTAGTACCAACAGAAAGATTGGAAGAACCAGTTGCAGATGTACGTGGTGTATATCCAGCAATGGTCTGACCAGCGTTAAATACAATCGCACCAGTCATCGTGCCGCCAGCCTTTGGCAAAGCAGCACCTGCTAAATCAAAAGCTGTCTTAACTGAGTTTGGAGTTGCAGCAGTTGTGGTGCTAGTGCTTGAAGTTGAATCAGTTAGCTGAACCACGCCAACGGCTGAGGTTGTTCCCGTTGTGATCTTGCTGCCAGTAATAGCGGCAGAAGCATTAACGTCCGCATTGACAATTGTTCCGTCTAAAATCTTGGCTGACGTAATCTGAGAATCGGCAATATGAGCCGTATCAATAGATCCATCAACGTAATGTTCTGAATTAATTGAGTCGTCAGCAATCTTTGTCCCATCAATCGCGTCAGCCCCAATGTATGCGGAGGTCAGCGCAGTACCGTTCCAAACACCAGTCGTAATTGTTCCAACACTGGTGAGGCTGGAGCCAACAACAGCACTGCCTAAGCTTGTTGCATCAAGGACTTTTGTCCCAGCAATACGAAATTCTTTTGCACTTGCAATATTTACGTGCTCACTAAGTGTCCAAGCGTCAGTGCTATTGACCCAACTAATTGTCTTATCAGTTGCACCTTTTAGCGTAATGCCACCACCATCAGCCGTTGTGTCTGTAGGTGTAGCAACACTGCCAAGCTCAAGGTTTTTATCGTCGATCGTGACAGTTGTGCTTTCAACCGTTGTGGTTGCACCCTGAACCGTCAGGTCGCCAGAGATTATGACGTTACCGCTGGCATCAACCGTGACACGCTGCGTTCCACCCGTCGTAATCCCAACGGTATCCGTACCAGCAAGGTAAATACCATTCGCTTGATCTGAGCTAAAAGCTAGTGCTGGTGCGGCTGCTGTCCCGTCAGGCAGCGTGCGGAACAGGTTGGTCGTTGTAATCTTCTTCGTTTCATCCGTACTTATATCGACAACAGGCAGGACATCATCCGCAGCCAGCGAGCCTGCAGAATTCAGCGCGGTGATCTTGATATTGGCCATGGCAATTAAGTTTTGATGACGTACATCATTGCCACGTTACGCGGTCTCGCTTCGCCAGCAGCACTGTTGTTTACGGTCACACTTGCTGAAATGCCGGTTGTCTTGACCTCAGATCGACCGGTATTGGCACTGTTCGTGACAGCACCAGCTACATAATCCTGTCTGGAATCGTTGCCGACAAAACCGCCTGTAGAAAAACGAACGTCCTGACCGGCTTTATTTTCAAGGCGATTACTACTGCCGCTAATACTTGTATTACTTGCAACGTAATGAAAGTGGCCAGGGTCAGTAATGGTTGAACTTGCACTGTGATTGTGTTGTTTGTTGTTGTCGCTCTGAGACGTACCAAAGTTACGGCCACTATCTACACCGCGAGAATCGTCCCAACCACGAACAAACTCACCGCGTAATTCTGGAACGTTGAACGTGCTGCTGCCATCACCAGCACCATGTGTTGTGCCAATAATTGCGAACAAAGCCGCATATGTTGTCCGGCTAATTGCAGCGCCATTGCATTTCAAATAACCACTTGGGGCAGTGGTCGTCGCCATCATGTGAACCGAACCAGTTGGCACAGCCTGCGGCAAAGCAGTAAAGGACAGGTTGCCGCTGCCATCTGATTGCAATACATCATTCGCATCGCCATCACTGTTTGGCAAAGTCAGCGTGATGTCGCTGCTTACATTTGATGGAGCCTGAATCGCAATGAAGTTGCTGTTGCTGCTGTCACGCAGCCTTAGTGCTTTGCGATCCCGAATCGTGATGCCGTTGCTGTCGAAGTGAGCACGTCGCGTTCCACCAGTAACAATGCTGAAATCATTGGCACTATTTTTAAAGAACCCGGTATCGCTGTCCCCGGTAAAACGAACTGACAAACTGCTAACCGTGCCTGCTGGAACGGTCACATTGCCGGTAAACGTAGGACTAGCTTTTCCCGCAAGACCTAAGTTGGCCTCAGAAAGCGTGCCAACAGTAATGAAAGCGGAATCAGCAGCGTTGCGAATCTGCAGCTCATCATTGCTGGTATTCGCAAACCACATGAACGCTGAGGTTACGGCTGGTTCTGACGCTCCAGAGTTATTACTGAAGAGCGCGTCAAAGTTATTGTTCAGGTCAGCACGGACGCTGCTACCCGAGGCATTTTGTATCTGCTGATCCGATTGTGGTGCCATTAGCCTCGTCCAAAACCGACAGCGTTCCAGCGCACCGTTTTGACGATCCGGCTGTTGCTTGAATTGTAGACGGAGATGTCAAAACTAGAACCGCTGCTGTCATTTGAAATGACGTAGTAGTCAGTGGTGTTCGTTGCGTCGAAGATAATTCCGATAGACGGTTTGACGTAAAACTGGTTGCCCGTTCCAAAGTTGACGGTTGTTTCTCCACTGGCACTTGTCGTAACTTCGCCTGACAGGCTGCGATAAGGCATCAGTGCCTTGACGCGCAACTGATCAACCGAAATCTGAGCGGTATCATCGCCAGTCTCAAACTCAGCTTTCAGCTCAAACGCACGGCACTTAATCTCTGCATTGTTGAAATGACGCCAAGACGTGAAGTTTGCATCGACGTAGCCTGACCCTGGTGGTGCAAGCTCTGTCGTGCGAACGTATAGCTTCACGTCACAGGTGGTTGGAGTCGTGCCATCAAAATCTGCGATGGAGTCAAAATCAATAGCGTCATCAATCAGGTTCGTGGCTGGGAAGTAAGACCGAGCGCGAAGGGTGCTTTCGAGTCGCAAACTGCCAACGTGAGTCAACGTATATGGATTGCCACTAAACGCATACTCCCCAGTTGTATGCAGTGCAGAGCCGTTGGCTGCCATCTCTAATTCCTGATCAACCCCATCAACGCTTAGGTTTGTTTTCGTTCCAGAGAACGCCGTATCTTCTGTTGAGGACAGGGCTGAAACTTCTTCCGTACTTTCAAGCTCAGGCTTGGTGTACTCAATCAATGCAAAGTTCACGCTCTCACGACCGCCAGAGTCGATGAACTTCATTGAATACGTTCCAGACTTCAGGTCTGCGTAGGCTTCTGTTGCAGATCCTGCAATCTCCTCAGAAATACTGGTGGAATTACTCCAAGTAACGTTTGACGTATTTGGAGAATGGCGCAATCTGACGTGACCACCATTTCGTACATCAAGGTCAAGTGACTGACGCCAAGTCAGCTTGGCTTGCCCGTTAACGGGAATCATGTCAAAAGTAATGTAATTAGGATTTGCGCCACCGCCTGACAAGGTCTCACTGGTGTCTAACTGTGGTGGAGCTGTTTTTCCTTGGATCGAAAAACTCTCGATTGAAATGATGCTGCCACGATTCAAGTAATTTCTTGCTTGTACTTGTACTTGAAGAGTGCCAGCACGAATATCGCGGATAGTTACTGAAGGCGAAGACGTAACCAAGGTCTCAAAGTTGTCGTCATCGATGCGGTACTGAACACGGAACTCACTAATGTTGATTCGATCGTGCTGCCAACTAATCGACGTACCAACAAACACACCTTGACCTGTCTCATACAAGAACTCTTCAGAGACAATCGTGTCAACTGGGTTTGGAGTAGCCGACAGGTTTGTGATGTCTCGATCGGTTAGTTCATTGTCTGATTCAATAGCGTCGTAAATTGTGGCGTTGTAAGCTGCAGCACTTACCCCATAAACACCCTCTTCTGATTCAGCGACAGAGATAACTCTAAATTGCTGAGATTGAATATCTGATGTTTGTACTAAAAATACGGAGCCAGCAGTTGGCGCTTGGCTAAACGCAGAGGTGACATCAATAGTTGCCGTTCCATTCGCTTGAGGCTGAATACCGCCTGCTGGAATGCTGCGTGTTTCAGCAATGCCGCTGGGCAGCATGACTGACACCTTTGGATCGTTATCACTGGTTGCAACGCTGACTGACAGGTTGGTGCTGTTATCTACGACGACTTGAGTTGTTGTTGCAGAACGAACTCGACCACTACGTCTGACGCCAGATCGGACTGGATCGGCAATATCTACGACATGACCAGGACGCAGAATAATTCCACTGTCTATGCCAACCGCGAACTGGCACGTTTCTGTCAAATTCTGTTCAGACAGTAATGTCCACTTTCCAATCCTGTGCGCTTGGCCCTGGCTATAGCAACCAATAGCTTTGATGTTTTTATTGATGATTCCGTACTTAGCGACAGCCTCATGATCCTCTACATACTCATATTCTGTATCTCCCTGGGTGTCGTAGTTCTGGTAAGCAACTGTTGCAACGGTGTGACGAGCTTTCTGAGCCGTTCCAGAATATTCAAAGTTGCCATCAATTACGTTTGACGGGCCAAGCGCGTAAGTAGAGTCTGTTGGCCTGTCTTGATTAAGGACTAATGAGCCAGCGCCGTAGTAAGCAATGCCACGGAAGATAGCTGTCATCTCTTGGATGACGTTGTAAACCTCAGCACGAGTGTTGATCAACATGTTGAGACTGAAGCGAGGCTCTTGCCCGCCTTTGCCGTTATCAACTAAAGCGTTGCAATACTGGCTGACAGAGAAAAAGTCATACTTATCAAGTGAAGATTCAGGCACAGAACATCCGTACCTACTGTCTATAAGCAGATCGTATAAACACCAAGCTGGATCGTTTGTCCAAGTTGCAGCCTGGAACGTTCCATCCCAAATACCGGAGTAGGTGATCCGACCTAAATGCGTTGTTGTGTCTACCGTCGCATTGCTTGGGATCTTGATCTTGATGCCACGAATTAAATATTTACGAGACGGAATGCTGCTGAACTCGCGAGAGTCAAATCGAAGCGCAACAAGCGCAGAGTTTGGATAACTAAATTTTTCCTCAATGATCTCGGTGTAACTTTGAAAAATAGTTGAGCTGGCACGTTTTGAACTTGTTTCGTCAGCACTGACTCGCACCATGCGAACTTGCACGTTGTTGCTACTTGTCAAGTTGACCATGTAATCACGCTGATACCTGTTGCTGCTTTTGCCGCTAATGGTGTCTGTAATTACGTCGTTAAAGCCACCACCGTCATATTGAATTTGTATTTTTATTTGAACGCTGTGGCCAACAATATCGCCATCATCTTCAATTTTTTGCAGCCCAGGAATTGTAAGCGTTACACGAAGACGATCAACATCTGATGCGATAACACTACGAGTAACAGGAGTGCTGTTTGTTACTTCAACGTTGACACCCCTCTCGACTTGCGTTGAAGCAAAATCTCCTGGAATATGATTTTGCGCTTGAGTGCCATTACGTGTGGTCACGCTATAGCCACTGAAGTTATTGCTGCCGTCTGCGTTTTGGACTGGCGTGCTGTCTAGAAAAATACTTTTATTGCCGTCGTCTAAACCCTGAATTTCGCCTTCGCTAATTAAATCCAAGACGTTTGCAAACTGGATCGACTGCAGAGTGTCGTCAGCTTCAGTAGGCGTGCCACCACCACCGCCACCTTTGCCGCCACCACCACCCGCGCCAGCAACGTATTTAGTCTCTGTCATGCTTGTTTCTGGTCAACGTCAAGGCTGCTAGATAGCACTGCTGATCCGGCGAACACCCTTCCATAGGCTATCGGTACTGGCAGCCCCTGCTTTGACGTATTTACAACGTTGGAGAATGTAAAAGACTCAAGCTGCACTGATTCGTCAAGACTGGTTGGCTCAGGCTGCGGCGAAATTGATGTAGCAATACCACTAAGAACCAGGGCAATACCAAGGTTGCCTACTGCCGCCGCAGCCGTAGCTCCAAAAGTGGCTGCGGTCGCTCCAGAAGCTACTTTTGCCGAAAAACCAAGGCCAAATGATATTGAAGCGCCTTGCGTGACAATCGCCAGAGCTATAAAACCGATGCCAGCAGCAAT